ACTATTAAAGGCAGTTATATATGAATTATACGCTAATATATCGACAATGATCGACATATTTGACCCTTCAAAGTCAAAATCCTTAAAATCAGAGTTAGCTCTCAGGTAATCCTTTACAGATTCCTTGATTTCAGCAAAATTTAAGTTAGTAAATTTAGTAAATGGCATTCCTATTACCTAGATGATTCCAACATGAAGTCAAATTCTTGACTTGGGAAGTCCTGTCCTACAATATCATAAGCAACAAACACTTCAAATGTATTATCGTTGGGTTTGGGTTCCACTCTCACTGCAGTATTTGCAATACGACCCTCGAACCCCTTTAAAACATCAAAAATTTGCTGAGTTATGACACTTGCTGTACCATAATCAACAAAATCAAATAAAGATCTAGTCACATCTGTACCAAGATTAGACTGAAAAGGTCTTTCGCCACCTATAGTCTGGATTAAATTCCTTACAGCTCTCTTGATCGCATCCTCATTTTTAAGGACTCGTACATCTCCAGAAACAGGGTGGGGCGAAAAAGAAAGATCTATATCTTTAAATGCCTTGGAATTAGATTCAGCCATACAGCGGCTCTAGGTATCTCGATTATTTATACCAGTTTCCGTAAGATATAGATTTAATCCCACTCCTTAGGATTATAAGCAGGGTCAGGTTCGTTAAAATTATTATCTTTTGTTATCTCTCCTTCTAATAAATCTGACAACTTCTTACATCTATCTGCTGCTAATTGGTGATGTGAACCTCTACTTCTAATAGCATTCATTATACAGTTGTATATGTCGTACTCATCTGCGTCTGAAATGATAGCATCATAAATTGCGTCATCCAATACAGATAACGCATAGTCCTTATATTCAGTATCATCACTCACTAGGTGTAGATGATTTCTTTTCTCAGTCATTGTTTGCCTCAATGATTGCTTCTTTAATGACACTCTTAAGTTGCCTTAGTTTCTTTTTACCAAGACCTGCTCTAGTATCGATCTTTACCTTTACCCAGTATACTCCTGCTAACACTAACAGGAAAGGAACTGCTTCTGCCCAAGAGATGTTGTTCCATGCTTCGACTACATTCATTTACCTTGCCCCCTGTATGCCTTACGAGCAGCGTTTCGGGCGGTGCTAGAAAATTTGGAGTGCTTACCTTGTCCTTGTCGAGTCTTTTTGGGTGTCTTTTCAATCCAACTGCCACCTGATAAGTTTGTGAATACTTTAGCCATTAATTTCTTTCATAGTATGTGATATTGTTGATGGATCTGGGTAGGAAATCTCATAGAAAGATTGAGCATAGTCGCTCATCAGATCCAGAAAGTCAGTCTCACTTATATCGGTGTGCTTCTCAACTCCACCGATATAGATTGTGTAAACTGTCTTTGACATTAGATAACTCTCATCTTCTCGTGACCTACTCTCACACGAGGATCGCACCATATCTCGAACCCTGCTTCTATAGCATCGAGACAGAAACTCACATCTTCTCCACACATATCTTGAACATCGCCTGATTCAAAGACTTGCATCTTAGGAGCAAACCAAGGATACTTAATGCCTTCGTTCTCAAATACTCCTTTCTTGATCAGTGTCCATCCGAAACCTGTATAGTCTACAGTGAATGGTTTCTTTCTCTTAGTCATTGTCTCACCTGTTTCGTGATTCATGACTCCACCATTGTTACGGAAGTCGCCCTCATCTAACCAATGAGCAACACTAGTAGTACGACCATCTTCAGTCATATACCAACCAGCAGCAATATCTTTGTCCATAAGAACAAGTTGTAAGAACTTCTCAGTTCCGTAGACGATATCACTATCAATCCATAGTTGGTAGTCGTAGTTTAACTTACCATCCCAAGGAATCTGGTCTGGTCCTCTTAAGACATTTGCCCCAAGACACTTACATCTAGCAAAGTTAACCATACTAGAATAGTCTTGAGATATTTGAATACTCGCCCCATGCTGTACTAAGTCAAAGCAGAGTTGAACGAAACTCTTCAAGAACTGGAATGAACATCCTCTACCAGGCATACAGAATACTATTGCCTTTCCTTTTAACATCTCCCATGCCTTGTCGTAGTCCCATTCGGGTTCGGCAGTTTTCTTTGGTGTTTTCGCCTTTACAGTAAATCCTTTAGCCATAATGAATAATGTACTTCATATATTATAACAGATTATATAGTCACAGTCAACGACTCTTGTTTTAATCTAGAAACACTCCGTCACTTTCTACAGTCATAGTTATTTCCCCATCCTCATACCAATCAAACTGGTTGCATACGCTCTCAGGCAGATCTAATACCAACTTATCCTCTGCATGGTCGTACCTTATGGCGATTTTTATTTTTTCAATATTTTTTTTCACTAACGAATCCTGTGGTTCGCTTTTATATATTGGATTATTTTTTTATAGAGAGATATAGCAAGGTCGATCTGGGTCGTTTATAGCTTACAAAGGTTCCTTCGATTTAAACGCATCACAAGGGGGCACGATAACATATAACAACGAAACAACTGTGATTCTCGATGTTACATAGTGTCAGTAATTACAATAGTAGTTATTACTTAGTGTCTCATAATAGCCTGTCCGTGGGTAATAATCAAGGTCATCATTATACTCTGAGTTGTTGTTAGTTTCTGCCTGGTAATCTTCATGCTCAAAGTAATAACCTGCCATGTGATTGCAGTCCTTCAGTGTTAATAACTGTATTATAGCAAAGTATCAGGCAGTTGTCAAATGTTCCTCTGTTAATTAATAAGAACTGTGAGGATATTGTGACCTGATAGTTGACATTTTGTTCCATCCATAGTACACTCGCTAACCTAACAACAACTCCGCACTATTAATAGGTCTTAAATAACACTTAGTGAACACACAGTTATTAACATTTATTGAGAGAAAGATAAAACACACAGGTATATTTAAAAAGGTATTTAATAACTTTCCGTGTATACTTACTAACCCCTATGTAACCCCTCTAAATGACACTCAGAGAGGTGTTAATCTGTATTAGGTTTGTATATGTCTGCGAGGGTACTTGTCTCTCTAATTAACACTAACTGTTCTTGTTCTCTGGGATACACTAACAGGCAACATTTACTCATTGGTTGTAAAGAATGACCACACACATTTTTCTTTACACTAACACAAACTGTTATGTAAGTATCATCAACAAAATCTACTATTCCTCGCATATTGTCGGGGAATTGTACATAGTTTCCTTTGGTGAATTTGTGCATCTTAATTGATAATCAGTACTGTCTAATAAGTCCACTATATGTAAAGGAAGGGATGTATTATTTTTTGCCCACTTTACTCGATAGTTCATAATAAACACCCTAAGTAAACTTAACTGTTCATGACTAAGTTGTACATTGTGTATCATATTAATATTTAATTGTTGTTAGTTAGTGATTGAACATAGCACTCGTCAATGTCTATATCCTCCTCTATTATAGCACATATTCTATCAATATCCTTTGATGAACTTGCTTCTACTGATAACAACCAACCATCCAAGTCTTCTTGGTATGTATCATTTTTTAGGGCGATTCCCAACTCATCTTGATATTTAGTGAGAAAATTAACAACTGAATAGTTATTATAACTGTCAGCAAATACGACCACTAAAGTAGCACTAACCCCTGTGAAATATGCTATCCCTGATGATAACTTATCCATAGACAATTTAGTCTTCCTCGGCATTACTTTAACCCCCATCTTATTTGTAGATAGTTACTATCATGATACCTTTCTAACTCATCTGGTTCACTCATAAATATGAATTCTTCAAAAAAATATTGAACAGATATCATACCTAAATCTTCACATGCTCTAAGCATTTCACCTATCTGATTGTTACTTAGTTCGAGAAAGTCTATGCAGTAAGCAATATCTTTTTCTAATTGTGATGTGTGTTTCTTGTTAACGAAGTCAGGTAATTGTGGTTCTTTTTTGTTTTTCATAGGTAGAAGTTCTCCTGATAAGTAATAATTTGTGAATAGAAATCGTTATCGTAAGATAACATTTTGTCCTTATAGAGTGTAAGGGATGGATTTACACTCTCTTCTCTCATCTTTGGTAGTCCTCGCTCTGTTGCTATTCTATCAAAGATTTTGCGATTTAGTGGCATTTGTTACACCCACCCACTAGTTAAGTTAAACTCATCCAGTATAATATCTCTTACTCTCTCTCTGTCTAGTGAATCACCATCACCCCATGTATATCTGTCATTGCCCTCGGTCTCTGCCTTAACTAATTTGTCTCTGTATATAAAGATAGCATCAAAAATGTGCTTTTTAGTTAACCCCTCGATTGGGTAAAGTGGATCTTCATTGCCATAGAATGACCACACATAATCTACGAAATTAAATAAACTGTTGTATGCTGACATAATTTAAAGAGTGTAAAAGGACGATTGAAAGAAAGAAATAAGCGGATGTTTTCATTATAGTGCTAATTCCATACCAGATACGAAATCTTCAGTAAGATTCTTGTAACCTACGAACCACTCAAATTGCTTTTGAAAAACTCTAGTGCCATTTGAAAACTCATCAAGAATAGCGTTTAGTCTTGATTTGGTTGTATTTGACTGCCAACCGCCATCGAAGATTTGAACTGAATTGTTTGATACGGTTGCAATGTGATTGCCATGTAGATAAACAAATGAATTGCCCCTAATGTTCACTACCTCGGTATTTGAAGATCTGAAGTCAGAGTTGTTTCTGATTGCCTGATTCATGTTCTTTTCGATGATTCGCATAAGGTCTCTTTGTTTGGTATACATCTATTATAACCAATAAAAAACCCCCTTTGGGGGGTTAGTGTGCCAGTTTGTAAAGTGGTTTTATTCGCCCACTAATTCAGATAATACCGCTAGAATGTCATTTCCAGTTTTTGCATCCTCGAAAACTGCGTCAAGGTCGATGTTAACAAATGGTACAGATTGTAGAGTCATTGTTGTTAATTAGTAAAAAACAGTTAGTGTTAATTAGTGGTCTTACAT